AGGACCCGAAAGATCTTCAAGACGTGTGCCACCCACAAGGTCAACACCACCAGTGATCTCAGAACCAACACGGTTAGTACCATAAATGGACTTATTAACTAAGTTACCCATTCTGGATGTAAGAGAGCCGCTGTCGCCGATATCAGGCGAGAACACGAAGTCTAGGAAGAAGATGAGCCCACTAGGGAGACTCATTGGCTGAACGCTAACGAGATCGTTTGCGATCAATCCTGCGAAAACACGACGAACGATGGGGAATGCGACAGCTGCGAAGCCCTCAACATCACCAGCACTCATGCTGCTGCTCTCACGAAGAAGTTCCTTGGCTTGGTTCTCAAGAAGACGAGCCATTGAACTCTTCTGACGGTCACTTGTCAAGCCTTCTAAAAGACCTGTGCGCTCCCACTTTGTTAACAAAGCATGACCTTCGGCGCGCATATCACGATTAACGATACCTTCCGTTAATCTTTCTACGATACCAGACATAATTTAATCACCTCCTTATATATAATGATTTTATGTTTATTTTATTCCAGCTAATCTCTTCATTCGATCTTGGAATGGATCGGATGAAGGCTTCTCAGAACGAGAAGCTCTAATTACAGAAGAACGGTTACGAGTAATTGCCTCGCTCAGCGATTGTGGGCTCTTCTTAGGACGAGCCTCCACTGTGCTTTGAAGCGTATCGAATATTGTTCTTGCTTCTGTAACTGAACCGGCTTCTGAAATAGCTTCGACAATTCTTTCTTTTTGTCGCTCATTTAAGGAGGTATTTCTTAATACACGGTTCGTGTATAGCAAGCGAGCATTGGAAAGGTTTACGTCTTGCAAACCCTCTTTCAACTCATTAGTTGCCTGCTTGTATTGTTCATTCTGCTCTTTAAGTTGTTTATTTTCAAAAACCAACTCTTCTTGAGCTTTTTTCAAATCTTTTAATTCTTCTTCGACATCTGTGCTACGACGATGGGCTAATTCTTTCTCCATCTGGTACATCATGTCTTCCGACGAGCGGCCGGCCCAGCCCGACAAATCAGCGCCCATATCGACGGTAAGTTTTTCAACAATCGAGTCGACAAGTGCATCCATATTTTCGTTTGCCATTCCAGCAGCCATCGATGCTTCAGGCGCAGCGGGTGCATTAACATTGATTGTCACACCATCAGTGGATGGCGATGCAGCTTCTGCTGTTTCCTCATCATCTTCTTCAATAATCTCGGCATCATCGTCTTCTTCGATGACTTCATCGTCCTCTTCTAAGACAAATTCGATCTCTTCAGAGAGAGCATTGCGAATATCGCCTTCTGTAAGTTCAACTTCATCGCCAGTGTCCATTTTTCCTTGGAGTTCAGTAATAGCCTCTTGAAGTGCAGAAAGGTCAAGATCGAATTCAACCGGTTCTCCTTCTACTTCGGAAGCGCCAGGGATTACATCGGCTGCAGCGAGCGGGACGTCTGTATCGGAAACAATTTCCTCACCTTCGCCTTCGGGTGCTAGCTCATCATCAACCATCATGGCTGGATCGCTACCCTCAAGACCACCCATTTCCAGATCTGCTGCCAACGGGTCAGCTTCCATGGGTGCACCAGCAAGTGGGTTATCCTGTTCAAGCAACCTATCAAGTACGTCTCGCACTTCAACAGAATACTTCTCAATAATCTCGGCCTCAGCGTTCTTTAACGCGGCGTCTTTGAGTGCCTTTGCATCAACAATGGCTTCTTTTAGCAAATTAGACATAAAAGGGCTCCTAAAAAAAAACTAATTCAAAATAAATAGTGGTTTTTGATGCAAAACGCCAATATTATGAGCCACTCTTGTTTATAATCCACCATTTGGTGCCGTCAGAATGTAGCACCCTAATTGAGTAGTTTGATTTGAGCGTAATTTCTGTCGAAAAATCAATATTTTCGCCGGCTGTTTGTATCTTTAACGAATGACTTCCGCGAACTTTATACATTTCGCCATCATCACAAACTTTTTTGATCGTTATAACCCGACCAGGGCAGTCAGCGGCTGGAGGCAGTATAGCGGTAATCGAATTTTTACTGGTATTGAATAGAATCGTATTATCAATGTCTTGTATTTCATATTCTTTTTCTGTAATAGTCTTAATAGATTTGTATACTGAACCATTTATTGATAGTCTATCGTTTGTGTCTAGATTCTCGGCAACTTGCAAATTTAATGTTCTAGTCAAGCCTTTTACATTTAAAGTGTTATTGTTTGGTTCAAAGGTGAGCGCATCGCTGGCATCAAAAGTTTTAGAGCCGCGAAACTGAATACAATTGCGCGTTCCTGCGGCAGGCGGGATCCTTATCTTTACAAAACCTTCGTATAGGTTTTTGAGCGTCGAATGGCGAAGTTGGCCTCTGGAGACATCATACAATAAAACCAAGTCTGTGTCTGTGATATTCTGACCGCCTTGCTGAATATCAAGAGTGTTTTCAAAATTGATCGACAGTTTTTTATTATCAAAGTCAAGGGCCGCATTTGGCGCCACACCAACCGAAACACCGTGAGAATCACACACAATTCCGTTCGAGCTTTTAACTTTAAGCGTGCCCCTCAGATCCATCAAGCCATCGCCATGATAAATTGATGTAGCGGGAACACGACCAGACAATGCATTAGCAGGCACATCTTTTAGGCCGCGGCCAGAGCCGCTGAGAGAACGTATGACGGCGTGATCCGTACACAACGTTTTACCGTCAAATGTTAAATTATAGTTACTCTTTGCAATCTTGCTTCCTTGATACGTCAATACTCCCATTGAAGCTTCCGACGTTAAAGTTGTAATTGCTACTTTATTTTCAGTCGCACAAGGACTACCAGCATCAGTATCATAAAACATACTAGCACTTATTGTGCTTCGAAATACTTTAATTCCATCAATCTCTTGATCTGCGTGCTGATCTACAGAACCTTCAACAATCCCTTTTAATACATTATATGCCATATTTTACGTCTCCACAATAAATAGTTCGCAAAAAAAAGGATGCCCCCCAATTGAGGGGCACCCAAAAGAACCAAGTAAAACTTGGATAATTTTAATCAGACAATCAACCAGGATCCTGTTGCGGCGTAAACCATTGTAACAGCACCATACTGTGACATAATTGTAACAGATGTTTCACCGTCAATCGTGTGGCCATCGGAATCGCGTGGACTAATGGTGATAACGTTAGATGCGCCAAGAGCTTGAGCTTTCACTGTATAGACATCGCCCGCGGTAACATTAGTTGGGAGATAAACAGCAGTGCCATTTGAGCCAGTAGCGACATTGTACCCTTCTGTGAGGACAACTCCATGGGTGATAGCTGTGACAGTGTTGCCTTGAACGGTTAGAGTACCAGCAGAAGCCGCAAGACCTGC